CTCCGCTGTTAGCAGGATTGCCGTCATATCGCAGTGCGTCTAGTTCGGATTGAGTACGAGGGGCATTTGGTTGGTATTTTCGTAAAGACTGATCGTAAACCTTTAACAGGTCTTCCATCCGTTTCATACCTTGCCCTGGGTAATTAGCCCCTGGGAAAGATGCCCATTCTGTGCGGGTTGCGTTAATTGCCCCAGGAATATCTCCCTTAAGAAGCTCGTCCAATCCACCTCTCATTAAAATACGGCTTAATGCGACTAAATCTTGAGAGAAAGAAGAAAAATCTTTTAATCCTAATTTCGCTTTTTCTTCATCCCATGTAAAATCCATGATCTGGTATCTTCCAGATGCCGATGAAGTGGTTGATCCAAACGGGATTCTTCGGCGTGGATGGTCTGCAAAAGAACTAAATTGTCCATGGCCAAAAAGGGTGTTATATCCTTGATTTGGCATCTTGGCAGTACCTTCTGCGTAAGCAATAACATCAAGAAAGGCTTTGACGCGAGGATTGTTTAAATGCTGAGATAATTCTTGACCGCGTGGTGTTAATCCTTTGGGAATTGAAGACGACTGTGGCGGTGTCGGCGGTAAAAACCCTCCCCCATTCCACACAGGAGCAGGGGTGAAATTACTGGGAGCCGGTAATATTATTCCTTCCTTAGCTTTTCTAATTGCCTCAGCAGTTTCCTCTATACTTTTTACTAAGTCTTCTCCAGAAGTCTTGATATTTGGGGGAATAGCCACTAACTCAGAATTGATTAATTTAATTGGCTCTGGAAGTGTATTAAGATTTGTGACAATATCCTTGATTGATTGGGGAATAAAGCCTAATTCTTTATTGGTTTGTCGGATTAAATCAGCTAGAGTACGATTGAGGTTTTCTTGAGTCCGTTTAATATCCTCAATCGTTCTCAGTCTATTTCTTTCAGCGTCTTGCTGTTGCTCTTGTAGATTACGGATATTTCTTAGAGTAGAGATATAGGAAGTTTCTATTTCCTCGGTTCGGGATTGGAAGGTGCGTCCGCGACTGGCAAGGTCAGCTTGTCCCTGGACAAATTCTAGGAAAATTTCACCTAATTCTTTACCAGCGTCGCTTGTACCGGGTATCAATAACCGATTTTTAACTTGCTGTACCCTGATTCTATCAGTCGTATCTAGTAACTGATTTTGGGCATTCAAGAGGTTCTTATCGAGTTCCCTGACTAAATCACTGTAACTTTCAGATAGGGAACGATTCTCTTTAAATGCTGACAGTTGAGCGTCTTCAATCTGTCTTCTATAATCTTCAATCTGACGATTAAAGTCGATTATCTGACGGTCAAGGTTGCGGTAATAGTCTTGTATTTGTTCTTGCTGATCTCTTAAAGATAGTTCGGTTTCAGCTATTTGCTGTGTGATATTTGCAATAGCTGTTTTTACTGCTAAAGGATCATCTACGTTTAATACTAATTTTTCTTGCTCTAAGGCTAATTGATTATAAAGAGCCGCTAAGTTTATCTTGGTTTGTTCCAGTCCGTAGCTAATATTTTGACTGGAGGAGGTTTTATTAGCTAGATTAGTGAGTTGTTCTGCTTTAACAATTTCTCCACTAGCTTGTTTTTCTTGTATTTGTCTTTTCTTTCTTTCGACAATAATCTCCCGACTAATTTGCTGAATTTCTCTCTCAGTGTTTAAAATATCTCGTCGAGCAGTTGCGTATTCTTTAGCCTGATTTAAAATAGCTCTTAAAGCGGCGTTGTCTTTTAGGTCAGATTCATACTGATCCATTATTTGCTGAATAGCATCAGGAGAGAGTAAATTTTCAGCAATTGCTTCACCAAAACTCGCTACATTTAGCTGTTTTAAGTCTTCTTTAAAGTAAGTGCTTAAAACTTTATTGGCAGATTCAGATAGCCTTTCGTTTAAAATATTAGAGATAGAGTTAGCTGAATTGCCTAAAGTGGCAATACGCTCTTTAGCAGTCTGTAAGCTTTCTTCTTGAACTTCAACATTAAACTGAAATTCATTAATTTTCCCTGATGCAAATTGTTGATTTAATCCAATTGAACGACTTAAACTATTTCCTTCATTAGCAAAATTAGCATTAGCTCTTGTTCTTATAGCAAGATCAAAGGCAACTTGTAATTTTCTATATTCTTTTTCTTGGTCTTTTAGGACTTGTAGATAATCTTGTTCTGCTTTTTTTAGTTGACCAATTATAGTTTCGAGTTTTGTTTTGCGTTGTATGTAAGCATTTTCAGCTATATCTCCATTCTTATAGCGTTGCTCTAAGGATGCTAACGCTATCTCATATTGTTGAAGGTCAGCAGTAATTCTTGACCCAACGGGACCTAACTGTTTATTAATTAGTTCCTGTTCTTGCCTCATTAAATCCTGCTCTCGCTGGTTAAATTCAGCTACAGATCGGTCGTTTCCTTTTGCGCTTGCAATTGTTCTTTCTGCTCTGACTAAAGTTAAATTATTTCTGATTTCTTGTAATTCAGATGAAAATTGCTTGCTACCTGAAAAATTAGATAAAGTGTCTTGATATTCTTTGAGATTTCCGACTCCAGTAGCCAGAGATTTATCAATGTTTTTTATATCTGCATAAAGTTTTTGTATTGCGTTACCTTGCTTATAATTATAAACAAAACCTCCTGTTATAACATTAAAAAACTTTTCTACTCCAGACAATTCCATATCAGGCAAAAAGCTTGCTAAGCCTTTGCGATTACTGTTATCGGTTTTGTTTTGCCAAGCATCAAGAGCTTTTTTAGACTCTTCTAGGGTTTTTACAGATTGTTTTAGTTCTTCGCTACCAGCATTTAATGCGTTATAAACAAGTTGAATACCAGTTATCACCGCAGTAGGAATAATCAATGCTTTAATTAATCCTATTCCTGCTAAAGTAGCAAGGTTTATAGATACTTTTAGTTTACCCATTGCTGTAGCTGTAGATAGAGACGCTACTCCGGCAGCTTGTAAGGATGCACTCATAGCAGCACCGGCAACGGCTCCTAACCGACCCGCTGCCGCAAATTGCATGACTGATTTTCCTAAGAATCCCATGACTGACAGTAACCCTGCGGCTCCCACTGATGCCACAGTCCCTAGATTGTCATTCAAGGTACTCAAGACGGCATTTAATGCCTGTAAAGCAGGGTAAGCGACTACTCCAATTTTTTCCCCTAACTGCATTTGAAGCTGTTCGGTATTGTTCTGGAATCGAGAGATTTCCGATTGTAAGGTTTCGGTAGAAAGAGAAAGACCTCCGGCACTCATCCGTTTATATTCAGCCGCTAACCGAGGTAAAACATCTTGTACCAAGAGATTGCCTGCTGATGCTTGTTGATAAAATTGAGCAGTGGTCAGCCCCATTGATCGGGCGGCTACATTCAAAGAGTCGTTTAACCCTCCCGACTCGCTCAATTGCTGTGTGAATTCTTCAACGGAAACAACAGCTTTAGAGGCTATTTGCCCGATAGCTCTAAAAGATTCAGCTTGCTGTTGGGCATTGGTTTGTCGCGATGCCAATGCTTCTTGGAATCCTTCAAAAATATTATCTGCCTGCGCTTGTAGTGGAGAATCAGTAGTAATTAATTTGAATCTGCTATAAGCAATAGCGGATTCTTTAAAGGATATTCCTAATTTGTCAGCCCTTGCCACTAAAGCGTCAAGAGATTGTTCTACGTTGCCTACACCGGCAAGATTTAAATTTAATTTAATTCTTTGTAACTCAGTAAAAGCAAGTAAAGAATCAGTAACAGCTTGTTGAATCCTAAAAGGAATATCGTCAATAGCAAAAAGTAGAGGTCGTAATAAAAATTCTGCTCCTTTGAAAAGAGCAAATCCCCCAATTGCCGCCATAGCACCTTTACGAAGATTAATCATACCTCCTGTAGCAGCATTAAGTTCTTGGTCGAGAGTTCTGAGTGCTTTGCCACCGACCGAGAGGAAATTAATAAATCCGTCCGCTTGGGCAATAACGGCTTTTAGTCCGCTCACAATGCCGTCTGTAAAACCACTAGAAACGCCCGCTTTTTCAATACTATCGAGAGCGTTGAAAATGTTATCTCGTTTTTTATTCCAGTCATCAAGAATTTCTTCTCGTGTTGATTGTTTTGGAAGTGCTTCGGAAAGAAGTTTTTTGCGTTGTTCTAATATTTGTTGCTGTTTCTCTAGTAATTGACGAGCTTTTTTAATATCCTCAAGATATTCTTTCGCCATTTCGCTTGCTGATTTTACCTGTTTATTTGGTTCAGGTTCGGGATCAGGTGAAGCAACAGGTCGGTTAATAGGAGGGTTAGGAGGCTGTCCACTACCACCGATATTTTCCCACGGATCAGGTGAAGCAACAGGTCGGTTAATAGGAGGGACAGGAGGCATTCCGCCGCTTGATGTTTGTGATTGAACAGAAGATGTAATCTTGGGAGTCTTGAATGTTTTAACTTTTTCTTCTACTTTTTGTAATTGACTTTTGATATTTAATAATATCTGATCGTCAATTTCGACCTGCTTCCTAGCTATAGCCTCGTAACTATTAAATATTGGTTTTGGCGGAATTGGTCTGACTATTTCATGTACATCCTTCCATGGATCAGGGATAGGAGACGGTGTATAAAGAGGAAGTTTTTTTTCAATAACGCTAAACTCAACATCTATAATGCGAGATAGATTAGTATTATTTGGCTGTTTTGGCTGTGGTATATTTTCAATAATTGGAATAGCTTCTAAGGGTTTTTGTCGTTGACTTGCTTTTTTTAGCTTAGATGCAACTTTTCCAGTTATTCCAAGCAAACTCAATAAAGAAGCAACGGTTAACCCATAATTGCCTATAAATTCTAGCAGATCGTTAGTTAATGCTTTATCAGCAGATTCAACTTTTCTAGAAATATGTTTAACTGGTAGTATTTCGTTAGCTGTTAATTGAAGACTAATAGGCAGTTCTCTATCAGCAACAGCGTCAAAAACATTGCTTGTTGAAAGATTTTTTTCTTTTTCAACAGGAGGGGTAACTACACTAGAAGATTCTGATAGCTTCGCTTGGTTGCTTTCTATTTGAGGCCGTTCAAAAAATCTTAATTGGTAAGGGGTAGATTTTCCAGTTCCTCCTAAAGATTGTGGTAGAATGCGACTTAATGACTTATCTGGCACTGTTAACCTTGCCATATTTCCATGATCGGGAAGCATAACAGCAGTAAATCCCATAGAGCGAGTATATTTCTCTAACTGTTGTGGAGTCATATCTTTTTGACTTTCCATAACAGTTAAATTACCTTCTTTTGTTTTACCGAAAAATACTCTAGGACGAGGAATTTCATAAGCTAACTGCTGTTTTAACGAGCTATGATAGCCTCCTTTGTAATTAGCTGGCTGTTGAACTTCATCATTATATAAAACATGAAGACCGCCGATAAAAGTATCGTAATTGGTTAATCTATTTGATTTAGCCCCGCCATAACCAAATTTTAAATTACCTTGTTTGTTAATACCAATAAAACCTCTTTCTTCTGCAGCCGCACGATTACGAGATAACTGCAAAACTTGTCCTCTCTGGACAACATCGGCAATCATGTTTACTTGCTGGTTTTTGTCTTGCAAGAAAAATTTATCAAACATCGGACCAGAGCTATAAGCAATTGCCTGTTTATCTTGAAAAGCTTTTTTATCAACATCAACTTGCTTAACAACCTCTACCCCGGTTGTGGCAGGGTTCATCGTGACCCCCTTAAAGGATTCTGTCTGGATAAACTGCTGTGCATTGACAGGCATTCCACTAGAAGCTATAGCAAGAGTAGCTAACAGTCCTTTCGCGGCAGAATTAGATAATCCTTTTTGTAACTCTTTGACGACTTTAGTGGTTAGCTCTTTTATTTCATTAGTTAATTGATTTTCTTTTTTCTTAATACCGTTTTCTACTCCTTTTATTAGGTTTTCTCCCGCTTCTTCCCCCTTCCAAGATGGTGAAGCATTTCCCAGCCCTTTATCAATTTGATCTACTATTTTAAGAGCGTTCTGGTAGGCGATGTCGCTTGCGCTAGTATCCTTTAATCCTTTTTCTAAACCTTCATTAAGGTTTTTACCAGCTTCAATTAATCCGTCAGCTAAACTTTCATTAAGCGCATCTTCAACTTTTTCTCCTGTTTTCCGAAGTTGTCCCAATGATTTTTCTAAAGAATAAATTAAAGAATCAATTGAGTTATCTCCCATTGCCGCAAATAGAGTTTCTAGTTCAGCGATTAACGGCTGTAATGCTTTTCCAGCTTGGGACTTTAACCCAGCAAAAATATCGTTGACATTGCCTCGAATGTCGGCAACGCTGTCATCAAATCGGGCAGATAATGGGATGGTTTTGCCATCGTCGGTTTCGGTGACAGCATCAGCTGATTTTATTTGATTGGGGTTGAATACGGCAAGCTGTGTTAACTCTTCCCCTAGTGAAAATGTTGCGCCATCATGCCCAAGTTTTTTGATTTTTTTGTTTATTGCGTTAGCACTTTTTTTCGTGATGCCAGATGGATGCAATTCGCTTAAACTTTCCCCTGTAGATAACTGTCCATCTTTTATTTCTGCTGGATTATCGATCCGTAAAAAACTTGCAATTGTTCGAGGTGTGTTTCCTTTTCCGTATTGTCCAGACTGAGCAAACACGTCCGCTTGATATTTGTCGGGAGTAAAGTAGATACCTTTTCCCACCAACCCTGGATCTGTTGCGCCTGCCTTTTTCAGATCAAACTCGTTAAATTTCGCCTTAGTCCCGTGATAAACTGGGCCAACATTATACCCTGCCGCTTTAGCCGCATCATTAACCATGCTTTGAGCCTTAGCGGTGTCCCCCGTCGCCACTGCTCGTAAATATTCTAAATCTTTAGCAATAATTGCGTTGATTTTTTCTATCTCAGCAGAAATAGCATTACTTGCATTCTGTAGAGAGTTTACTGCTCCAATCTTAAGTCCTTCCCCTAGATTTTTACCCGCGTTTTTTCCTTTCCAAGACGGCGATTTATTGCCTAATCCATCGTTTAACTCATCAATAATATTTTGTGCATTTTCTTTAACAATTTTTTCAGCATCATTATCTTTTAATCCTTTAGCTAAACCTTCATTAAGGTTTTTACCTGACTCCAAACCACCTTTAGCTAATTGAGGTACAATCTGTTTTAATTTGTCGTAAACAGCATCAGTAGCAGCTTTTGCTGTCATACCTTGCTCTTTAACTAATGTAATTGCTTCATTAATAATGCTTGAAACTGGACTAGCTGTATTTTTAAGTTGATCAAAAACCCTTAATGCTTGTTCTGCTTGATCTGCAATTGCTTTATTTTCTTCTATGTTAATTTGATTACCCGCAGTTTGTAGTTTTGCGGCTTTTTTATCAGAAGTTAAAGAGCCAAATACCTGTTTATCGGCTACTATACGATTTCTTAATGCAGACTGTACCTCAGCGCGAGTTAAAGTATCTGTTTGCTGTGTCGTGGATAATCCAAATAAATCAAATTGTTCTACAGTATCAACTGTACTAGCGTTCAACGTATCAATTAACTCTGAAACTACTGATTCGGTTACTTTCTTTCCTTTTTTCTCGAAATTTTCAATTAATTTAACTAACTCTCTTTGCTGAAATTCCTTAAGTCCACTGCCGCCAATCTGAACACCCCTAAGTTCAGGTATATCTCCACTGGCGACACGATCAAACAACTCCTGTGGTAATTGAGCTAACGCAAGTCCTTGAGAAGCTACTCGATCTCGCATCGGTATGCCAGCTTTTTTAAGCGATTCTTTGTCAGCTAGATTCATGTCTCGCAAAAACTTGGCTGCATCTATAGCTGTACCGCGTCCTTCTGCAATATTAATCATTGCCCCTTTAGCCCTAGCTTCTTGGGCTGACTGAGCATTTAACAATCGGACGGTAATATCTTTGACGTTTAAATCTTTGGCTAAATTAAGTCTATTATGTCCATTAACTACATAAACTTTCCCGTCTTTAGGATCGCGCCAAACACTGACAACTCCCGCTAAATCATCATCCCATTTACCAACACCAGATAAAGAACCAGTCGATCCAGTTTTGCCGTGTACAAGTTTATACTGGAATCGTTCTGGATCAAGATTTAAGTCTGAGATCGGAAGTTTTCCTACCCAGCCAGGGGAAGTCGGGCTATTTTCTTGAGGAACCCTTTTTAACGGATTCGGAGTTTCAGTAACGCGTAAAGGAATATTCTCAGTCTGTAGATTGCTTGTAGATGCAGGTAAAAGAATATTCTTGGATTGTATCTGACTTTTGGCATTAAGTAACAGATTGTCAATTAAGGTTACAAAGCCGATTAAAGATTTATTAATACTTGTCGTATCAAATTCAGGGTTAGCTCTTATTGATGCAATACCCGTTTTAATTTTTTCTAATTGAGAGAAAAGGGTCTTTAAAGATTGAATATCTTTATTAGTATTAATTTGTTGGGTGATGCTTTGTATGCCACTGCCAATTGTTTTAATAAAATCAGCGGAAATTTTTCTTGTTTCAACTTGGAATCCACTAAGTTCTTTTTTCCCTAATTTTGTTCTATCACTTGCTTTTGTTGTTAGTAAAAGTCGAGTTAGTTGGTCAGGGTTAAATTTTTCAGTTAACGATTTCCATATTTCCTCTTTTCTGGCTCCTGCTCCTGATGCTGGTACGTCAATTCCTTGATCCCTGGCCAACCCTCGTAATTGTTTTACCGTGTAATATTCTGGGTTAATTGCCTTGATGTTAGCTGGAATAGGGTTGCTTGCTGGGAAGACCCTCTCATCGAAATATGGAGTTATTTCAGTGGTAATCAGAGAATCAGCTTTATTCTTTGCCGCTTTTAATACTTTCTGGGTTTTACCCTCAATTTTTTGCTGTTCTTCTTTGCTAATTAATTTAGGGACATTACTGGTAGCCGCTCCCAAGAGCTTCTTAACACCTTCACCGGCCATTAACGCCGATCCAGCAACTGCTCCCCCCTGCGATAGGACGCTGATAGTGCCGTTAGTTATTTCGGTTACAAGCTGCACTACTGCTTCCGTTAGCTGTTGCCCCACTCCAAACGGCAAGCCGCTAAAAGCTTGAGTCATTTGTGTGGCTACAGATTGGATCATTTCCCGACCGCCGGCACTCATCGCCCCTGCAAGAATATCTCGCATAGTATTGACAACCGTGGCATCTAGCCCCATCGGGAGAGCGTGGAGAGCGGCCGCACCCATAGCAGCCGTTCCCCCTACCTGAATAGCTTTTTTACCTATTGCAGCACCAGGTAAAGCCATTACTGGACGCTCTAAAGCTTGCATTACCGCATAAACGACTTGACCAAATTTAACAACGTCAAGAGATGTGTCTCGGAAAGCTTTTGAAAGTAGAAGGCTTGCTGTTTTTAATTCTCTTACAAGAGTTAATTGTAGTAATTCTGCAAAATCTTCATTCCCGCTAAGGTACTGAATTTCTCCCGATTTATCAGGAGTACCAAGTCGTGAAGCTAAAACATCTTCTAATTTTGATTTAGCTGCTACAGCTAAATCATTAAGTTTTTGTGGTTGATTATCTAGAATTGGTTGTTCTTTTTTTTGTTCGGGAGTATCTATTTTTGCGAAAACAGTTTCTTTAGTAGGCAAAGAAAAATCACTAACGATTTGCTTTAATAAAGTTGGTGTATATGAACCTAATGGAATTGCTTCTCCTGTTACTACAGGAGAAAGAAGAGTCTCGTTAATTTCTCTTTTCTGAGGGATAATGGCTGATTTTTGTCTGGCATTAGAATCAGAAACTTGAGTAGCAAAAGGTTTTGAGTAGCCAGATTGAATTGCGCCTATTATTTTAAGAGGATCCATCAATCCGTAATAGTTAGAATCAATGATTGCTCGCTGAATAGTAGTAATTCTATCGTTAAATTTATCACTGCTAGTCGGATCAACTTTTGCATTTCCGAGATCAATTGAAGTAATTCCACCTCGTGCAAAAAATACATTTGCTGCAGCTAAATCATTATGAACAACACCCATTTCCTGTAAAGATGCTCCAAGTTGTCCTACTTGTCGATATAGAATAGATGCAGCTTTATTAAAACGATTGTGTTCTTTTTTAGCAGATGATTGTAATTCTTTGGTTAATACTTTTAGCTCTTCGATTTTAGTCGCATCTTTGTTGTCTATAGCTAACTCTAATGCTTTATTAGCTTCCTGTATTTTTTGCTGAATTTCTTTGTAAGGACGTGCAATTCGATCAAGTATTTCTTTTAAAGGACGACCTTGTGTTCTTTCAGTAATTAAAGCCTGACCTGGAACTGCTTTGTACAATAAAGGAGACAAACGACCTTGTAATTTCTCATAAGCCTTAATTTCATTTTCTGACGCAATTTTTGTCGCTCCTATTGGGTCAAGATCAGTTTTATAAACAAGATTATCTGAAAGAAGAGCAACGGCTCCAAGAAATCCTGTACCAATTTTTTTGATTTCAGAAATACCAGGAAGAATTTCTTTACCTACGGCATCAAGAAGTTTGTTGTAAGCTAAAATAGCTGATTGCTTTTTTAGAAAAATTTCAGGAACAGCAACCTGTAATTGTCTTATTTCTTCTTCTTTTGGTAGTGTTGATGTGTCAAGGCGTGTATTTAGAAAACTTGTTAATTCTCCAGAAAACTCATCAACTTCAAAAGTTTTTATACTGTCTTTGGTTTTTTGCGATAGTTTTCCTCCTGTCTTAATAAATTCATCAGCAACATCAGCTATTTTTTTGTATGCTTCAACAATTTTTTTTGTGTAAGTTTGCCCAAACGTACTTTCTTCAGAAGTAAACCACGGTATTGTTTCGGTTCTAATCTTTTCTGTCCGTCTTTTAACTTCGTTAGGCTCTAAATTTCCGGCATACCAGCTAGGAATATTAGCAAGTTTTCCTGATTTAAATTCTAATAATGCGCTGTTTATACTTTTTGCTTCTTGTTGATACTTTTGATACCCAGCAAAATCTTGAGGATTTTCTGGTAAATTTGCACCCCCTTGTCTAAATTTTTCAGCTATAAATGGAACTAAAGGTTCCATTAAACTTTTTAAAGCTTGTGACACAGGCTGTAATTCTTTTGTATCAAAAGAAGATATAAGACGAAGCCCTTCGAAAAACTTTGCAATAAATCCTTCTACGCTTACGTTAGGACTGCCACTGCTGTATCCTTGCAAGAATCTATGATAAGGTAGAGTCTTATCAAATTCCCCTGTTTCTTTAAGTGACTTTAATTGTAGAGTCGATCCCAATACTTCATATAGCTTATCGCCTGCATGAACAACTTTTGATTGTTGACCTGGGGTTATATCTGGCTGTTCAGCATTAATAGTCTTATAAAATAAATCTAGAAAAGGTTGTTTTTTAAATAAATGTTTTTGGTGGTGATTTGATAGCCCAAAAGGAGTATCACTTTCAATTGAGTGGAATTGGTTAGTATTGACTCCAATTCCTAATAACTTGGCAAACCCGAGAGGGTCTCCACTTAGCAACGCTGCATTAAATCCTTTAGGTGTATTTTGAGTAAAATTAAGAAAGGGATAAGCCATGGCTAATGCGCGTGGCTGCATTCCCAAATATGCTGCTGTTTGACTATACTGAAGGTTATCTGCTCCTCCTAAAGAATAGCTAACAACGCTGCCTTTTTTACCCTGTTCTTCAGCTAATCTGGTATTGGCTATTGCTTGCGCTGCGGCTGTAGAATAACCAAACGGGTTAATAGCGTTTACTACCTGCCGAAAAGCGTTAATTGCTGTATCTATGGTTTCTCCAGCAGCAAAATCAGGGGCAATCTCAGCTATTTTATCCCTAATCATTTTTTCTAAAAGATTAGGGTTTTGTTTATCAGTATCAGTTTCAGGATTTTCTACAGGAATAAATCGTTTATTAGGAGCTAATAATTCAATTGATTGAGTAACTTGTCTGCCACCCTGACCTCCCTTAAATTGCGCTCCTCCAATGACACTAACTACATCTTCCCCCTCTCTTAGTAATGGAAAACCTGCTTTTCTTTCGTTGTAATATTTTTGGCTTTCTACTGATGTTCTATAAGACCTCATCCCTTGTATAAATTTTAATAAAGGAGCCATTTCTTGAATAAAAGAATTAACAAATCCTTTTAATACTTGTGTTTGTGGCTGTGCGTCAACTAAAAACTGAGCTATGGCTTTTTTCCCCGCTTCTCGCGGCTTGATACCAGGATTTTCCGATTCTATTTTTTGTAATACTTGTTGATAAATTTTATTTAACTCAGAATTTTCTTTAATTAATCTCAGACGCTCCAGTGGTTTATTTGCAGGCACTAATGCGATTTCTTGTAATTTTTGAAGCCTTTCTGTAGTTTTACCTACTTCGGTGCGAGGAAAAGAAGCTTGTGTAGCTTTTTTTATACTTCCTGACCTGAAAAATTCTGATAAAAACGTTTCATATACTTGGTTTTTACCAATTAATTGTTCATCAATTTTTGTTATTGCGGATTTAATTTTTTTAGCTGTATTTTTAGCTGATGTTACGCCTATCTCTTCTGCAAAGGATTGACCTAGTTTCTCGAAATAACCAGTAACCATGTCATCAAGAACTCGTCCCGCAAGTTTAAAAGGAGACATTAAAATGCGGCCAATTGCGCCTGCAACACCTCCTTTGCTAGAGGATATCCTAATTTCTGACGATATCCGAGAAGTAGATCGATCAATCGCTTTCTCTACTCGATCTTGATACCCAGAAAACCGATGCTCAACAACAATTTTAGAGGGTGTTCTTATCTCTACTGATATTTTTTTTAATTCACGCAACTCTTGGTTAAGAGAAACTAATGCGTCATCTTCAGCAAATACTTTAATAGGATTTGCTTTGTAAAAATCAACTGTTTTCTTGAGGTCAACTCTTTTTAAAAGTAAATGACTATTTAGCCCATAAAGCTGACGGTCATCGACGCTAACTTTAATTTTTAGTGGAGTCGTGCCAAGTTTAGTAACACGACGCTCTAGGGAAGAAAGCTGGTCTTTAGCCGATTTAATACCGCTATCATATTGGGCTGTATTTAGCCCTAGACCGATTTCTAAAGTACCAAGTGATAAAGGCATTAGCTTTTCTCCCCTACTAATTGAATTATTTCGTCGTATAGTCCGCAATCGACTATTATCTGAGTGGCGAAGACTGGCACTTGGCCAGCTTGCATAGCTTTTAACAGAATTTGAGCGGTTTCTTGATCAAGAAAATATTTTTTATTTTCTTTAAACCGGAAAGGAAGAAAATCACTGGGTTTTGGAGGTTGAGACTGTGATTTTTCTTTTGATTGAGCCATTAAGTAAATGTTAACCATGGCGGCAATCTGACTGACTGTGTCTGATAGTGAATTAATCTCTTCACATTTGACTTTTTGAATCCCTGAATATTTTTTCAGGATTAACCAGTCTGGCCACTCTTCCCACTCTTCGATAGGCAATCCCCATGCACACCATTTGTAATAGATTTCTTCCCAATTAATGGGGTTAGCGATTGCCTCTAACCGCGCATTAATTGCGTTATCTATTCGTTTTTTTCGTCATCCTCCGTTGGCTCTGATTCTGGTTTTTCAGGCTCTGGTTTCTCAGTTTCTGGGTTTTGCCACTGGGTTATGTCTTGCCAGAGATAGTCTTGATAGAGTCTCACTACCATAAATTGAGACAGATCATTAATGTCTTGTATGGTGAAATCAACAGAAGACTTATCCTTGAGCTTAACTACGCGGCGAGGGCTTCCAAGAAAGTTAGCTAATAAGGCTTTATTGTAAGTTTCATAGGTTGTTTCCCGATCCTTAAATAAAGCGTTTAATTCATCGAGATAAGGCTCTACAAGTTCTATAGATTCTCTTGTTAGTTCTCTTGTTTTTTTGCGATTATTTAAAATTGATTGCTGCACGATAGCGGCGGTTTCTACTTTTTGTTCTACGCTGTCAGATTTTACCCCGTCAAGGGCCTCAACCATGACCTGTTCAATTCGTTCTCGGATCGAACCGTCGTTAACTACTACTCCTTCAATTTCAGCAGTGGATAACCCTGTTTTTTGCCCGATGGCTTTAATTTTTTCAAGATAAGCTTTGTCAGCTTTTTCCCGTGCCTCTAAATATTCCTTAACCGACTCGTTTTCTCTTGGATTAATTCCGTATCGTTTTAAAAACTTAATCCCAATTTCCCCATTTTCTTCAGTGGCAATTGTATCTATCTTTTCCAGTAAAGTATCGTTGTCTTCGATATAATAAAGCCACTCTTTTTTTAAAGGGAAAAAGAATGTTTCATTAAATTTCAATTTGCCTAATACGCTTAACTTCGCCATTTATTTTTACCTTTTGATTTCTTTTTGCACTTTGTTCAGTATTGAGCCACAGAGGATCAATGATCACAGATACCTGTATTCTTTCTTGGTTTTTTGTTCCGTCTGGTGGTTCGATTAATATCTTCTCTTGTTGACTTATTTCTCGATCAAACGTACCGAAAGAAAACCAGAGGTAATTATTGATTATTCTAGAATTGACTAACATTACCTCTTGGTTTTCATCAACAAGGACTTTAACTGTTTTAATTGAGATCATCGGCTACATTAGGAGAAAATGGCGACGTTGCCATCGGTTTAATGTCAAACACATTGCCACTAATAGTTAGAGTTACGTTTCCTTGTAGGAAATTGCCTTTTTCACCGTTCACATTTTGGCTAACATTTGTCTGAAAACCTAAGCCGCCGCGCTGTCCCATGTAAATAATTTCGAGATAAATTCGATCACCTCTTTGCTCTGCAGCTTTTACAATTTCATATCCAGGATCACCAAATACAAGCGGACCTGATACCGATCCAGTGCTCATGATCTCAGAGATAAATTTTTCTACCGCCATTTCACCGAAGACGGAATCAGTAACCTCGGTAGAAGAGGTATCAACGTTGAAGGTCTTGGCGCTCAAAAAAGGAACCCAGGATTTAATTGTGCATTTTTGAGCGGGAGTAGCAAGGGTAGCAGCAATTTTGGAAGGTTCGATCTGGATTTCTGTCTGGGTTGCTGTCGTCGCTGTTCGGACGATCACGTAATTACCGGCAGTCCCCACATAAATTAAAGTGCCAGCATATAAAATTCGGCCAAAACCCCCAGTCGCTACGGTAAGAGTGGTATCACCTAAGACGATCGCGGCAGCTAAATCAGCTACTCGTGTGGGAGGTTCCTCTCCAAATCCGTAAACACCAGAGATAAAAAATTGCGTATCACGGCTAGGGGTGAGGTTGTCACTCCGGTTCAACTCTAAAATCTGATTGGACATTCTAATCACTGACTAAACTTTTCTAGTTATATTGTACTATAAAAGATTAGTAAATGTGTACTCTAGAAGCCTAAAAGTCTAGCAGTGGTAATTTTAAAGGTCGCTTTTGGTCTGATAATCCCTTCGGGGGTTTTGGTATAAGGAGTTAAGTGAGGCTGATCTAGAAAATTCCAGTAGCGAGAAGATTTAAGCCTTTCAATCACTGGTGTTAGGGATTTCTCTAGATTGTACTGTTTTAGGGTAATGCAATAGTTATTTATACCTACGGTATATCCTAGTAAATTTTCGTGATAAGGATTAGGCTCTCTTTGAATAATTGCTTCGATGCCGCTATTAGGTTTTACTTTATAGTTAGGGGGTAATTCAGGAGGCTCCACCCAAATAGCGTCTATTTCATTTAATTTTTGCCCTGTAGGGCTTGTTATTTCGTACTTGCCTAAGTCAATACCGATAAGTATCTTTAAATTGTTTCTAATACCTAATAAAATATTTCTTAATTCTGATTCACTCATTTAATTTTTCCTTTAAGATTTCACTATAAGCCTCAATTGGATTATAGTCTTCTATAGCCGTGTCGATAAATGGGCGGGCGGGAACATCTGTCACCGTCCCATCGTTACGCTCTATTTGATACCCTTCATGGACAAGAGCGGCATGATCAGCCGTGTAACCGATTACTTTATAGGTATCCGATACATCTTCAATAAATTGGCTATTTTTTAGCTCACCTGTATCTACAATGTCCCGGGGTGAGCCAACTACACCGCCATTTTTTCGTACAGTCTCCCGTGGCCAGTTCCATTTAGTATCTTCTATCTGAAAGTTAATCTCTTGAGCAAATTCGCCCACCATCTCATTAAAAGACTCAATGGCTAATTGTCTTCCTAGATTCCAGTTAATCATTAAAAAATAGCTGTAAGTTATCCTTACAGCTATTATAGCAACTTTAGACTAACCGATTACGGATAGTCAACTCTTATGTCTCGTGGTGAGATATTAATTTGTCTTAAAGACTCAAACAAAAATAACTCATCGTTAATACATTTTGTGGTTTGTTTACCAATAGTTTCTATGCCTTGAGTTAAAGAATCCGAAAAAGTCTTACAGTCTTGCGTGTAAGTTTTTTGAATAAACCACTGCCCGCAATTGCAGTCTTTCTCGTCTATTATGTATTTTACCTGAAAAGATATATATTTTAAGCCATGATAATTAATATCTGCCGAAAAACTTGAGTAACTTTTCCAAAACTTACACTCTCTTTTACTTGGACTAAGAACGTTTAAAACTTGGTCTTGAAACTCTTGAAATGACAGCATAATTACTCCCGTTGATTCACTACTTTAGTTTAATAACTTGACCAGTCTCCAAACACATAGCTTCAAAATACAATAACTTGTCTCGTTGATTGTAATACTCAAAAATTTTGGTAACATCTTCT